AAATGATTAGAGAAAAGAAAGCACAGAAGAGAGAACTCAGCAGAGAGATTCGCAGACTGCAAGAGATTCGAGACGACATGCGTTGGGAGGAAATAAATGGAGACGTATAAAATAGAAAAGGGCATCCCAATCGAGAGTAAGCAAGGCAAGATTAAATTTACTGCCGAGTGTATGAAGATTGGCGATAGCGTACTTATGGAAAGTTATCCGAGGGCAGTGTCTTTGGCAAATGCTCTTAGGAGTCTTAACAAACTACCAGCTTTAAAAATTCAACCGAATGGCAAGGTCAGGGTTTGGTTTAAGGAGTGGAAAAAGTAATGGTTGGTATGCCCACACACATGAGAGAAGAGTTAGCCGAGGAGGTTATCTCTTCTCTAGAAGAGGAGCAACTTGACTCTATGCTAGATGACTACATAGCTTTAATGAATATTCAACTAGAAGTCATAGAAAAAGTTAGACCTATAGAAAGAAAGATAGAAAGGTTGCAGAAAAAAATTGACAAATTTTGGGACGCTTACAGTCACTACAAAAGTAGATTTCATGCTCTTCACTTGAAAGACCTTGAAGATTATCAAGGACTTGAAGAGGAGTTTGATGAAGTCATACGCAGACTAGCATTCAGGAGGTCCGAAGAGCAAGAATAATCATAATAAAAGCGACGAGCCGACAAAGGACACGTTAGGAAAGAACTGTCGGCTCGTCGCTTTTATGTCAACCCCTTTTTCCCCTTCCATTTTTATAAAAAATATCTTATAATCGTAATTCGATTAACAACAAAGGAGAATATATATGTACGCTTACATTATCCAGCCTGACTGTATGAGCATTGCTCAACTAACTACAGACAAAATGGATTTGGATAAACTCTACCAGCTTTTATCAACTGATGTTAAACAAGTCAGAACGATAGACGCAGTTAGAGATTATTCAAATCCTGACAACACCGACATCATTTACATTGATGATGAAGGTTTATTGATTGACGAAAACTATGCTTTTAGTTTTAACGACAACGCCTATTTTGGCAGAGGTATTGTTATCGGCACTGATGACAAAGGAAACAACACTTCCCCAATCATGCCGATTGAATACTACATGCAAAGTATTAGATTGCCTAAGGGACTTCTTAAAACAGAAGAATATCTACAACCCCCTGTATTTGTCCCTATGGACTAAAGAATGATGTTGTTGTCAATCATGGAAAGGGAGACTTCGGTCTCCCTTTTTCATATCTATTTTTTTTTATTTTCTGGGCTGCGAAGCAAACCATCCTGCAGCCCAGAAAAATCATAATAAAAGCGACGAGCCAAAGCCTAGTCCATTCACTAATTTTTTTATAAGCAAAAGGTCTTCAATACACTATTGCCCGAATGATATGTTGGATAACACATCCTCGTTCAATAGTGTTGGACCTTTTGCTTATAAATTGGCGTTGCTGGTCTTGGCGTTGTCTCGTCGCTTTTACCCCCACAAATCCCCCTTGACATATTATGAGATTTATCTTAATATGAACATATGAATAACACAGTTAGCTTTATGACCTACCAAGATGTCAAAAGGATTAATCAAAGGTCCATTGACGAAGGTAGGAATAGAACGATTACTGACGAGTTCTTTGAGGACTTTCCTGAAGATACTTTGTTCCCAGTCATTATGGACTTTGTTCACAATGATACTGAAATGAGAGTACAGTTATCTTTTGGCGTTGGTAGTGTGTTCTTGGATATGGGCTTCGACGATTATGCCGAAGGAGTACAACAACAAAACTTAGGAGAGGTGGTATCATGATTTTGAGGAAGTAATTCTCCCAATAAGTCCTAGGTTTAGTCACCTTTTCCTAGGCAAAGGGACGACAACAGAGATGTTAGTCGTCCCTTTTTTTATGCTTCAGCATTTCTCCCGTAGCTTCGTGCACCGAAACAATCATAATAAAAGCGACGAGCCAACACTCATTCTTCGTTCTATCGTGGCTCGTCGCTTTTATCAACCCCTTTTTTCCCCTTGACTTTTTTGTGGGACCTATGCCATAATTCATTATTGATTAACAAACAACGAGGTAAATATGAAAAAAATCAAAGGAAAAACTTTCGAGTTTTGTGATGTAGTAATCGGAAAAACAATTACTGTTGCAGTAATTTCTTCTGAAGATGATGAATACGGAGATGAAGCAAGAAGAATGATTTCTCAAACTATTCCTGATGTTCAAAGTATTGGATTACCTTCACATGATTACAAGAATGAAATCGAAGGCGACTTTGACGAAAAGATTGAAGATTACAAACAAGGATTAGCAGGTAGTTGTGGTTTTGAATATCTTTTAATCAAAGACGAAAACGGAGAGATAAAAGATTTAGCGTAATTGGTCCCAAACTAAAGGGCGACAACAGAAATGCTGTCGCCCTTTTTTTATGTCCAGCGTTTTTCCCCACGCCTCCTGCTCCCAAACATCATAATAAAAGCGACGAGCCAACATTCGTTCCTCATTTGCTGAGCATGGCTCGTCGCTTTTATCAACCCCAAACCCCTTGCTATTTTATAAGATATATGCCATACTTCATTATCAAATAAATAGGAGAAATATAATGCCCTTATCAAGAAAGTATTATATAAAGTTCGCCGATTTATTTGCTGAACACAATAGAGGTGTTTCTGCAGAGTTTCGAAAAGATTTCGAAAATCTATTAAAGACGGATAACCCGAGATTTAATAGAGAAAGATTTGCAGACCACATCACTAAAAATTCACGCGAATAAACCGAGCTTGTTAATCATAAAGCCCGAATGGTTTCGACTGTTCGGGCTTTTTTGCGTCTGGGCTTGACAACCATCTGGCTTCGGTGCGGGAAAAAAATCAACAGTGAAGCGACAAGCCAACCCCCCGTCAATCCCCCCAATAATTTTTAATCCTTTGACCAACATCAGCAAACGAAGTACAGAGATACTTGGACGAAAGACCTTCGTCCAAAAGATTTTCTAGCTCAGACGAAGGAACTAGATAGAGCTGAGATTTTTTGGAGCTTGATTGGACGAGGGACGAAATCAGGATAAAACACGGCGAGTTTTTACGCTGTAAATGAAAAGCAATTTGATGTGGCGAGATATTTGGTTTATTACTTTTTATTACTTTCAATTCAACAGTGAAGAGTTGCCCATTTTTAGTTGTGCCTAACAAGTCAGGAACGCCCTGAGATGCCCAAGACTCAAGGCGTAGCCATTGAAACTCTTTAAGATTTTTCTTGACTTGTTGCCAAAAATTACTCTCACTTTTTGCCATGTAATAAGAAGTATATATTACTGTTAAAAATAAAGTTGCTTTTATGAGATATTTTTGGTATTTTATATATATTAATTAACGCTATCAAAGGAGAAGATATGACAGCAAGTAAAACAGTAATACAAGGTAATCAATTCTACACAGAAGAATATGAACGCCAAATAGTAAATCAAAAGGAAGCAGAAACTTTCCAAGATTGGATTTACGAAAACATGACTAGTCTTTACGAACTAAAACTCAATTACAAAATATATCCCACGCAAAATGGTATGTTTGAAATAAATTGGTGGGGAAGTGAGTTTGCTAGTATCGAAGACATCTTAAATGGGGAAGTGGAACTATGAGTATTTATACAGAACACGGAGACATAGACCAAGAAATTTGGTGTACTCTTGATGAAGAAATAGGTCAAGATAAAAAACAAAGATACTTTGTCGAATGGGATATTACTGAAAACATAGATGAAGTAATCAAAAATAAACTTAAAAACAGACTACAAATTAACGAAGATAATTATTTTACTATGGATAATATGGAAGGTTTTTGTACTTCTGATGAAAAAGAAGCTATACAGTTTTTTTCTAGTTTGGCATTGATAATTGATGAACAATTAAATATGTGGAAGGAGGCAGTACAATGAGTCACGCATTACAAGGAGAGATAAATTACATAGTTGAAGTGTTAGAAGAACACCCTTTTGGAGATGATGTAGAAGTTGAAATTTCAGGTACTCATGCACGACTTGTCTATGTTAAAAAATTTAATGAATGGATTTTTATGGATTACAAAAGCGATAAATTTATAAATGACTGCGAGTTGAAAGATATTCTATCTCAATTATCTGATGTGTTTATCGAGGAATTGCACAATGTTGTTTTAAAGGAGTACGCACTATGACCATTTCAACAATATCAGAGGCTTTTGAGATTGTGAAAGAAGCAGTAGATAAAGCAGATAACCAAGCATTCTTAGTGGAGTCTAACTTGGAGTATGAGCAATCATCTGAAAAGAGATACCACGCTTTGAATATAATAAAAAACAGATTAAATATATAAGGAGAAAAAATGAAGAAATATGTTTTTGAAGTAAGTTACCATGTCTTTAAAGAAGTAGTTGTTGAAGCAGATAACTATGAAGAAGCAGAAGTAAAAGTAGAAGAAGGCGAAGGAGATGTAATAAACGAAGAAGGAGAAAACTTTGACTTTAGATGTATAAAAATGCCTGAGAACTTGGAGGAAGAAAAATGAAACTAAACGCTATATTTTGGACAGACCCATATGGGCAAACAGAACTGATTGCAATTACCAATGATACTAAGAGGTGGTTGGAAATAAATAATAAATTAAGAGTTGGCGACGGAGAAGACCCTGAGTCAATAACAGACTTTACTATTGAAGAAGTTAATGCAGACATTTTTCTACCTATAGATACAGAAGCTTCGGGCTTTGGTAGTTTAGAAGAAGAAAAACCTATGTATGTCGAAGAATGGACTACTTCTATTAAAGTTAATGGCAAGTACGAAAATCCCGATAAGTACGAAAGTATTAAAGCAGATAACGAGGACTATTTTGTTGTGGAAGATTTTGACCCTGAGGAGAAAACATGAGTATAAAACTAACACACAAAAGAACAAGTAAGGAACTAGAAACAGCTTTAGCAGTTGTTAAATGTCTAATTGGAGTTGCCAATAATCAAATTAAATCAGAGCCAGAAGAGGAAAGGTGGCAAGAAGAATTAGATAATTTATTAGAAGTAGAATTTTTAATGAAATGTTCAGAAGATTTTTATTACGAAGATTAAAGGAGAACACATGAAATATAAAGCAGGTATGAAAGTTAGATTAGAAGACCAAGTCTTTGAAGTTATTGATGAATGTGATAACTGCAAGGAAGGTTGGGAAACTATGCAACGAGATAGTGGTATTGATGTGCAACAAATCTGTCAAGAATGCGACGGCTTAGTGGACGGCAGTACAACATATCAGTTTCAAAAAGAAGACGGCTACATAATCATAATAGGAGAAGACAATGGCGAAAAAGCAAAAAATAGTGATGCTTGAGAAGATATATCACACTTACGAAGTTGAAGCAGACACAATAGAAGAAGGAGTCGACAAGCTTGGCGAGAGTATCGGACACACGGGCAAACCTATCAAAGACGGAGTAGAGCGACTCAGCACAGAGTTGGAGTTTGAATTTTATGACGATAGATGGATGGAGATAAAATGAACATCTTTTATTTTAATGATTGCCCTGTTTTATCAGCAAAAGCACAGCCCGATAAAATGCTAGTAAAGATGCCGTTAGAAACAGCACAGATGTTATGCACAGCACACAGAGAACTAGACGGCGACGAATACGCAGATAGAGTTGGACTCTACAAAACTGCATACAAAAATCATCCTTGTACCATTTGGGCAAGAGAATGTTTTGGTAATTACCGTTGGTTATACAAACACTTTATCGCATTGGGCGAGGAATATGCGTATCGCTACAACAGAGAACACGCTAGTATCACAAAATTAGAAAAATGGTTAGAGCCGTGTCCTAGAAATATAGTCATGTCTTCGGTAATGACCCCATTAGCACAAGCTATGCCCGACGAGTACAAACACCCAGACCCCATAGTTGCATATCGCAAATACTGTATCCACGAGAAAACTTATGCAAAATGGGAAAAAGGAAGGGACAAGCCAAAATGGTGGACTGCATGATAAAAAATATAATCATCTTTGTTATGGGAATACTCCTTTTACTTTTCGTATATAATTTAGAAATCTATTTAGTATGAAAACTTATATCCATGTAAATCAACACAAGATACGAGCCAACAAGAAACACGGCACGGACGAGCCCGTGATTACTATTAAGAAAGGAAAAACAAATACTTATTGCCATGAGGTGAAAATACTTTCACCTGCAACAATAAAGTACGGTGGCAACGACAAGCCTCTTTTAAGTTGTGGAGCTAGAGTAGTAATAGAAACAGAAGGAGAGGTTGAGATAATAAAATGACCAAATCAAAGCACAACGGAAAGCTTACTCCAGAACAATTACAAAAAATACGAAACGCTTTAAAAAGGAGAGGTAAATTATGACTTATAAAATAAATGACACTTGTATAGAAGGTTACGAAGGCGACAAACTAGTATCACTTCTTTACATAAGTTGTCCCGTATCAAGAAGTAAAATTATTCTACAGTACGAAAAAGAAGGAACTTTAATAAAGTGAAAGAAAGATTTATTCATGTTATTGCAGTTTTCATAGAAGGAGAGTTGAGCTATGTACAAACTTTCGACAGCTTAGCTACAGCAGAACTCTTTATCGACAGCTTACCCATAAAATTACAAAATCAAATATCTGATGTACCCATAACCGACAGCTTGTTTGTTCAAGACAATGGTTATAGACATTTTATAACCCTTCTAAATGACATTGATGGCGACATAGCCATACCCTCTGTTCTTCAATAGTTGAAAACCCCACGCTACATATTCGGACATACCAGCGACTCGCTGGGGATGGTAAGTTGGTATTGGAAAAACGACAAGGCAAACATATGGAAAACCTACAAGCCCCAGCTACAAGATGTTGGGATACTTGACAAGCTTTCTAAAGAGGACAAGCGACGAGCTCAAAAAGAGATATACGAAGATATTATGGGTCGAGAATATCCGAAGAAGGTGGCTCAACCAGTTGTGCGTTCTCGATTTCGAGCATAGGTTTGTAATCTAATACTAGTTCTCTCATTTTCTTTTTAAGTTCTACTTCACTCAACGACTCCAAAGACCCAGTCCTAACTTCTTTTCTTTCTACATATAGTCCTGCTGCACGACCTCTTTGTGTCTCAGCTGCAACGGCAGCTGTGTAGTTGCCTTTTTCTAACGCAGCGTCGCGTATCTCAGCAAGTTTCTTTACATGCCTACCAAAAGTCACATTGTATTTTTGATTTACTTGAGTCTGTAGTTCTTCTATGTATTTACAGACTTCAGGATATTTTTGTGGATTGGTTAGTTCAGAGGCTCTGACCCGGGCGGAAGACTTAGAGTAACCAGCCGACAAGGCACACTCCTCTTTCGTTTTGCTACCATCATTCATTACGAATTCTTCAGCAAACTTCTTTTGACTAGCGGTTAGTTGTTTTGCCATGTGGGAATGATACCCTAAAACTAGGCAGTATTGCTACTGCCTAGCATCAATCACCAAAGGAGAAATTTTAGGAAGGATTGATACTGTAATTATAAGACTTTTTGCATAAATATCCACATAATTCGCCTCAGGTCTACCTAAGGTCATAGAAATGAGGTAAAAACCCTTTAAGGACAGGGTCTACAGCTTAACCTAAGGTCATAAGGTCATTTTCTTGCAAAATTTTGATAGTTCTTTTGTATTTTTTGTAAATTCTCACCTTAGGAATTAGGTTTTATACTATTTATGTCTATATAGGAAAGGGTTTTTAAGGCTTTTTTACCTCATTTCTACCTAATTTCTGCAGTTTTTTGACCTTAGGTCCTTGGTCCGTGGTCCTTCGTCCCTAAACCTTTGATTTATAATGATAAATTGTAAAAGATTGGTCTTCAACGTTGGTTATTTTGCGAACGGTGCCATGCGGCTCAGACCTTTTTGTCTTTCTATAAGCGTCTTCAAAAGACAGACAGTTGTGCACTCGAAGGGTAGTAATTTTGCCATCAAGTTCTATTTCTGCTTCGTATTCAACATCTAAAAAGTGCACAGGATACCTAGACTTATGATAAGCCAAAAGATTTTGAGGGTCGTTTTTAGCGTAAATGTCTAATTTTGAAACCTTGAGCTGCATTTCTTAGGTTTATTAGTTTACGTTCTAACTCTGTGAGTTCACTCCAATAAGAAGAAACTATCTCAAAGTCGTATCTGCCGCAACCTTTACACCTTTTGTGTCCAAATTGTGTCGTCGAACACACTCCAGTACAAGGGCTATCAGCCAAATTAGACACTGACCCATCTAATCTCAATGTCATATGCAAGATTATCTACGAAAAGTGTTGTATTGTCTATAAAATTTGTTATAGAATTGCAGGGTTAATTGATAAATACTCCCCTAGGGGCAGAGCTGGTTTTTTTCATATTTCTCCCTCGGCTTTGCCCCATCTAATTAATACCCATGATACATACGTCTTTTATGTTTATTCATAGTGCTAAACTTCACATTGCGTTTGCCCTGTGAAGTCTTTTTGTATTTAGCTCGGGAGATGTGGAGCTTCTGCTCTTTGCGGACAGCCATTAGTCTTTGTAGACGTAGCCTCCAGCTTTTAGGTTTTCAGGTACTTGCAAACTAAAGTTACGGTTTACGAGTCCTTCTTCTTGTGCTTTTCTGAGTAATCTTTGAGCGTTGTTGGTTAGATTAGTACCTTCTATGAAGTCTGGACTAGCTACATCATCTGCATTAGCCCCTGCTCTCTTTTTCATGCCTTCTTTAAACATACTCATAAGAGTGGCTTCAACATCCTCAGTGCTTTTAAAACCTTTGAGTAAATCAAAAGCTTCATCTAGAGCATCAGTGCCTTTGGCTAGGGCTGCACCTACCTTCATAGGTAAACCGACTATCAAACCTGCACCAGCCATAAGAGTATCTGTCATACCCATAGGTGCTTTGCCCATCATTCTACGTACTTCGGGAGCCATAGGAGTCATGTCGCCTATAGTTGTAATTACATTTCTAGCTGTTTCTGCTTTGCTTGGACCCATCATTCGGTCCAACATGCCTAAGGATGCTATGCCTGTTTGGTCTGCGGTTTGTGCCATGTCTGTACCAGTTTATTTATTATTCGTTTAGCGTTTATTGTAGCAGATAATTGCAAGATTGCTCTCTTTTTGGCATTACGCATTTCTACTACATCTTCTTCCGGGTTCTCTGTGCAGTAGATTTCTACGTCAAACTCAGTGACCTTTCTCAACATATTTTGATAGTGGCGAGTTGTATATTTCATCTCTTAATCCTACTATACCTTTACCTACGAAACCACCGAGTTTCATTCCTCTAAACACAGTTTTCATTTTAAAACCAGAAGGTGTGCTGTCATCTCTAACTCTAAATGGTTCTAAAGGCAAGAGATAACCAGTTCTTATACCATTAAGATTGTTATTCGCGATATTAAATTCTAAGTCAGACTCTAAAAAACGCTTTATTAAATCTTCTTTTATACTACGAGGGTATTTTTCAGCTACTCTTTCAATTTGGCTACTAGAAGGAGAGAAATTGTCAGGAGTACCATCACCATAATTAACTATTTGCAACTCCACACCATTTTGTTCTGCTATGTTTTGCAATTCATTTCTAGCTCTGTCAAAGTTTTCATGTGCTCCATGAGACTGTCCATACTTTTCATTTACATATCTAGTTGGTACTAAAATGTGAGATACATTCGGGTCACCAAGTTCAATGGCTTCTTTTAACATCATACGCACAGATTTTTTAGTATAAGACTGACCCAAACCTTCTCTCATTGGTGTTGAACCGAGTTCATTTTGTCCAATACCCACGTAAGGAGTTTCAAAAGTAGAGGTTCTTGCGTTCTCAACAACCTCCCTAACGTTATCAAACGTTTCGTCCATTTGGTCTAATTCATCTACTTTAACCATAGCTTTGTAAAAAGGGTCGTTTTTTAAAGCTGATAGCAAGGGTATTGCAGGAGTATAATTTTCAAAATCTTTAACTGCTTTAACCCAGTTACCCCATATTCTTTTTGCTTCTTTTGCCACTTCTTGCGGATTGTCTCTATTTAATTCTGGGCTAGGCAGTACAGATTTTAAAAATTTATAAGGCGGTAAATCTTTTTCCCTGTTTATTCTATTGAGAAAATCATCTGCATCTTCTCTTAGTAAAGGTCGATTGCCCTGTATGGTATCTAGAATCATTGCATGAAATAAAAAGTTTTTAGCAGCTGAATTGTTATTTTTTTCCATACTTAAACTGTTACCCGTTAAATTAAGGTCATTAGTTAACCAACTATGAATATTTTCCAAAAAATTGTAATCAACATATCTAGACGAAGCGGTATCTTCTGCACCAGTGTTCAGAACTGACACAGGACCAATTATTTCTCTTAATCCTTTTAAATTATCTGGAGACAAAGTAAGAGCTGCTCCATACATATTCATTAAATCGTTTATAGACTTACTTCTAGAACTATAAGTATGTAGAAGATTTAACGCTGTTAGGTCAGTTTGACCTGTATAGTTATCAGGGCTTCTTAAAGGATTGGAACCTACCACCCTATTACCTATAGCGTCATCAGAAAGCTCATGTGCATTTGGAAAAATTTCATCAACAGCAGACATCTGTGAAAAATCTAAGAAATTATTTAATTTATCCAAATTAGTTCTAATTCCATCTGGGTCGACATCACCATATACTTGACCCATGTGAGCGACATCAATTACATCATCTAAAAATGTATCTATTTCTCTAAGAACTATTTTCTGCTCTGGTGTTGGTAAAGAATCTCCCACACCACGTTTCTCTTGAAACTTTCCAGTTACGTAGTTTTCAAGTTGAGAATCTGCATCTCTGTATTCTTCTATCCCTGCTCGTTGTGAATTTATTCCATCAACAATTTCATCTATGTCTGCAGGAGATTCATTTGGTAACAGTTTTTTAAGACTTTCTTTTACTTTATTTAACATTATTGGAAAAGTGGCTTCTGTTAGTCTGTTGACATTCTCGCCTCTAAAATATTCAGAATCATTTTGAGATTCATTTAAAGTTTTGATACCAGTCACATCATCTATTGGCTGTTGAGTTTGGTAATCCCTTAACATTAACTCACCAACGTTAGCTACTATTTCATAATGCCTTGACCAAAATCTACCCGGAGGGTGTCCTCCCATTCTGTACTGATTTTTATTGCTTCCCCCCTGAGACTTATCAGCATACTTATCATTCATTCTTCCAAGGTCATATGAATCAGTCATTGACATTTGTTTCACTGTTTCATTTTTACTCTTTGCGTAATCGTTAAATAAATGTATTGTGTAATTATCATCAGCTAAATCAGATAATACAGGGTCTACGTTGTGACCTGTTTCATATAACATTCCCGCATCAATATTACGTGGACCTGTTGACTTTCTAGATACTGTCATTAAAGTTTTATTTGCATCATTATTTAAAAGAAGCTCTAGCTCTTCTTTAGTTACTGGTCTGTTATCTGCAGCTCTTTGAATCAAAAGATTAGCTATGTTTGTATCTATAATTTCTTTCCTCGCTTCGTTATAAAAATCTTGATTAATGTCTGGGTTGTTATTTGCTCCAAATAACTCTCTGGCAGTCAATGACCTATCTTCAGATTTTCTTTGTACTTTAGTTCTTGGTTGACCTTGCTCATCAAGTATTGGTTGTCCATCTCTTCCCAGTATTGGAACTTCTTGACCGCCTGAATCTGTTGGGTAGATTGGTTTTTCTTGCTTGTGTGGAGTCACTAAAAATTTAAGCATCTCTTTAGAATCGTAGGGTCTACCGGGAACTAGCTTTTGTATGTTCTCATTTATAAAGTAGGTAGACATGAATACTGGATTGACAGGTGTAGCAAAAGGTCTGTTACCAGCTTCTTTTATGGCAACTTCTGCCATTACATCACCATATTCTTGAAGACCTAATCTATCCACTACTTGAAATAGTTCCGGAGAAGTTCTTTCTAAAAACTCCCAATAGTCAGGTTTAGATACGTCTTGGTTTCTACCTATTTTTACTCCCGCATTGGGCTCGTATCTTTCTTTTAAAGCTAATTGTTTTATAGCGTTGGTTAAAAAGCCAAAGTTTTGAGTAAAAGGACGTGAACCTGAAACTTCATTTTGCACAATAGCTTGTATTCTTTCTTTAACTACTTCTGGAGGCACTGGACCGTCTTCTGGGCTACCTCTAAACTCAGCCGGGTGTTCTTCCATATACCTTTTAGTGCCGTATTTTACGCTATTCAATATTCCGTTTATTACATCAAGGTCTTCATTACTTAAAATTTCATTTACTTTATTTTGCAGTTCTTGAGCAAATTGGGGGTTTGTTGTAGCTACTTCTTGTAAAGCACTATCTATTATTTCGTTAAGTTCGGTGTTTACAACGTTTTCCATTTCAACATCATCAAAATAAGTTTTTATAAAAGCCTCATCAAAGTTTTTTTGAATTTCGTTTCTAGTTCTAAAATATTTAGCTTTGTTAAAATTATCGGTTATGATTTTCTCTGCAGATTCTCTTATAGCTGGATTAGTAACATAATTATCAAAAGCATCTATAACTTCTTGTCTTAGAGCTTCTTGTAGCTTATTGAAAGATGTGCCTGTAGGTTCACGGGGAATAGAAAAATAATTTGCTCTGCTGTTTAAAAAGTTATAAGTATCAATTCCTGTTGTAGACCTATCATTAAATACTCTTTGCAGTGTTTTTACATCCATTGTGTAACGCATAAATGAGTTGTCAGCAAGTGGATTAAAAGCTTCTGTATAGATTTGAGCTATAAGTTCTTGGTTTTGTTTATTTTTTTTAAAAAGTCCTCTTAAATATTTTGGTTGAATATCAACGTCGTTGGTAACCATTGAAAATCGACCTCCCATAGTTTCAAATTCAGGATAGTCAGTTATTCTTTTGACTCTCGCTGTTTCTTTCCCATCTGAGTCTGTGTTAATTCCAATAAGGTTGCCAAAATAATCATTTAACTGCGTTATAAAATCTTCTGCTTTACTCCCAAGTTCTTGTCTGCCTAGTTCTAGGTCCTCATAGTTATTTGCAAAAGTAGTTGCTACCGGAAAAGTGTTTGCTATTCTATTAAACTCTAGTTCTGCTGTGCCTCTATCCATATATTTCTGAAGAACTTTATTCATTACCGGAACAAGTCTTTTTCCAACATGAAGATAGTCTGGATTATCATTATCATATTCTGTATTTAAAACTAAACCTAAATTTCGACTTCCGGTTTCTGGGCTATACTTATCTGATAAAAAAGCGTAATTAAAATAATCATTAATTCCTTCAATAATTACTGCTTGTTCTTCTGGAGTTCTTTGGTACCTCTGTCCTGTTTTATCTTCGTAATAAGTTAAATTTAAATCTGTTTCTAAACCACTGTAGCTTTTGTCCTTAGCCCAAGTTTGTTTTGCTAATACAAGTTGTGCTTCTATTGGAGTTAAATTTTGGTTTTCCTCTACAGCCCTTTGAAGTTCAAAGTAATCGCTACGATTAGTTATGTTTGTTATTGGGGGCAAGTCCCTTAAAGCAGCTATATTTCCCGTTGACAAAATTTCCTTACTTGCTCTTGCTCCTGTTGGTAAAGCTTGAGTTATATCTAAATTAGGATAAAGACTAGCAATTTGTTCGGCTTCATTTATGGCATTACTTAATTCTGCACCAACTATTGATTGTTGGTATCTGTCTAAATAATTTAAATCTTTGACGGCGTTAGTAATTTTAACTAGTTTATTGTTAGCGTACTGTTCATCAAGAGCATTATTAAGAATTTCCTGCTGTTCATTTGATAAACTTTCTAATGGATTTTCAAAAGGACTCACATTAGTAATTAAACCTAAATTAAAAGCTAGTTGTGTTGGGGTGGTTGGGACTAAATCTTCTCTAGTTAAGTTACCACCCCCTAAACCTAATTCTCTATCTAACCTATTTATATAATCTATTGGAGACTCCATGCCAGTTCTACTAACATCATAATCTACTCCACTACCTCTAAAAACATTTTTCTGTCTTTTTAAATCTTCATATTTTGGTTGACCTTTTATCAGCTTTATTCCAGTAATATCTATGTTTTCATCTTTAAATTGAGCATCTTGTGGTTCGAAGTTCTTAAATTTATTTACACCTCCAGCAATATCAAAAGCTGCATTAATACCTCCACCAGTACCTGCTCCAATAATACCTTCACCTAAAGCTTCTCTTGCACTTACGTCAAAACCATTTTTAGTAAACGCTGTAGTTCCTGTTTGTTCTACAGCAGATTGTAAACTTTCTGTAACACCTTCTTCTATGGCTCCTCTAGCAGTCTTACCAACATTTATTGGAATACTGCCTTTAGCAATACCATTTAGCTTTGCAATGTTTTGTGCACCGTAAGAACCTAAAAGAGAACTAACAGCAGTTGTAGGTGCTATTGCCATCCAATCTTCTAAAGTGGGCTCTTCTCTACCTTCATTTCTAGCTCTTTCATAAGCAGTTGGTCCAAGTATTTGTATTGCTTCAAACAAAGCTGGAGCAGTCAAAGCTCCTGCAACGGCTCCTCCCGGACCAGCTACCATACCACCAATACCAGCCCCTGCTGCTCTGGTAGCAATGTTTCCAGCTAAGCTTCCTAATTGTTCTACAATGGCTCTAGGTAAATACTCCCAACCATAATTTATGCCATTACCCTGCATAAATTTTTCTGCAGCGGAGATATAATTTTCAGGTTCTTCTGTTAAGTCTCTAAGAAATTTTTCGGTGTCAGTAAAACCAAATACCTTAAAAGTATCTGCTATTCTTTCAAGCGGCTGGTCTACACCAAACTGTAAAGCTTTGCCAAACCTACTTAAAACGTCGTCGTTGTCGATAGCCGACTTTTCTTCTACTTCATCTACCATTAGTGTAATAATTCTGCTTTTTTATCTAAAAAAGAATCTAGCATGTCTTCGTTCTGCAACATCATGTACCACAGCATAGTGATAATAACGTCTTTGTCTAGTCTTTCCGAAGAGTGTAGTGATGCTAAATGAACAAGTAATACTGTAACCATGTCCCAAGCTTCCGCTCCAGTTTCAGTTCTTACTTCATTTAGAACAGGCTTGGTCTTTTCTATGGCAGATGCAACTCTATCATTCACACCAAACTCAGCTAGTATTTCATCTGGTTTAAGTGCCATGATTTAATTATACATCTATTCAAACCATTGGCGAACTTCTCCGAGTATTTGATTACTGATGTCTACTTTTTTTAAAAGAGAGTCAAGTATTTTTTCATCAACAGTATTTTTAGATACTAAATCTATGTAAGTACAACTGTGGTTTTGACCGATACGGTGTATTCTGTCTTCTGCTTGTATTCTTAGCTCTAAGTCATAACTGTTTGAATAAAAGATTAGAACTTTTGCTTCTGTAAGCGTGATACCTCTACCACCAGTATGAGGATTTGATATAAAATACTTTAAATCGCTTTCCGGGTCCTGAAAGCGTGAAATTATATTTTGACGTTCATTTTGAGGAGTTTGACCATAATATGTCGCTACTGATTCTATTCCGTGTTTTCTTGCTATTTCTGCCTGTAATCTTTCTATGTCTGTCTGGAATACTGCAAATATCACAACCTTACCATCCGTCTCTTCCAGTATATCCAATACCGCCTGTAGTCGATTATTTTTCAGATGTATTACCTGACCATCATCATCTTTCAGACTACCAGCAACAACCTGCTGTAGTCTCATCAGTTGAGTCAGTGCATTAACAGAAGAGAAAGTTGTGCCTTCTATCTCCATGATAGCTCTTTGTTTCATCTGTACGTAAGCTTTTAGTTGTTCGTCAGATAAATCTACATACCTTTTGGTATACACCTTCTCTGGCAAATCAAGACAGTCTTCTTTCCTAAATCTAATAGAAAAGTTCTTTAGTTGGTCTTGTAGCTCATCTAGACGTTGATAGCCTATGACATGGTCGAAACTATGTGAGCCTAATCTTTTTCTTTGCGTTATTGCATATCTTGCTTGAAACGCATAGAAACTACTGTAGCCCAAAAGTTCTGGGCTTAAGAAAAAACATTGTGAGTAAAGGTCTAGTGGTGCTTTTGTTATTGGGAAACCTGTAAGTATTCTTCTGTAGTCTGCTAGGGGTGCCAACTTAATTAAGTTTTTAGTACGTTTGGCTTTTGGATTTTTTATAGTTGTGGACTCATCTATAACTAGCATGGTGTCATGTGTGACCATAAAGTGTTCTACATGTTTGCAACCTTTATCTGTAGCTAGTGCCTCTACATTTATAAGAAAGATATTTAATTTACCCGTGCTATCTTCTTCTACCATTCTTTTGAAGTCCTTGGTCCACCGTTGTGTGTGGTTCGGTTGCCATACTAGGACCTCTCTTTCTACGTCATCAGGTAAATGTTTATCTATCTCATTACGTCCCCAGTTATCTAATACACCTTTTGGTGCTACAATAACGGCACCAGAAATTTTTTCTTCTTTAAAAAGAATGGCAATATTATCAAGTAGTATTTTTGACTTACCTAAACCCATCTCCAAAAATAAAGCATACAAATTTTCATTTGCACTTAGCTTCAATGTATCTATTTGATGTTGGTAAGGTTCTGTTTTAAAATTATATTCTTCGATATTCATAAGATTTCTCCTTCGTTGTTAAAATATTTTATAATTTGTCTTGACTCATATTATAGAATAGATATAGAATGCACACAAGATGAAGAAAGGAGAAATAATTCAAGTCCACGTAGAAGCTTTCGATAACGAACACATTGTATTTTACAAGTTAAACAGAGTCACACAAATCGTAGGCGGATTCCCAACTCTAAATGATGCTCTTGAGTATGTGTATTACCACATGCCCGAGAAGTTTCTCTTCAACCCTATTCAAGTTGTCAGTGTTGAAGACACTACAGAAGTAGTTTTTCAACCTGACGAAAAACTACAGAAGAAACTTGATGATAAAAAACCGACTAACGTAATACCATTTAAGAGGAAATAACATGTCCATAGAAACTTTATTTGAAGAAGCGTCAGAAAGAAAAGTAGAAAGTCTTACTGACGGTAATATAAAAGACATATCTAATTTATGTCAGGAACTTTTAGTCTTGCAAGGCAAGATAGGTTCTAAAGAGCAAGAGTTAAAAACTCTAAAGCAAAAAGAGAAAGAATTATCTGAACAGATAATACCTAGTAAATTGGAAGAGTTTGGTGTCCTAGACATTAAACTTGCTGACGGGTCTCGTATATCCGCTGAACCTTTTTACGCCGCACGTATCACAGCTGAAAAGACTGATGATGCTCACCAATGGCTACGAGATAATGGTCACGGCGATATTATAAAAAACGTCGTGTCTGTTTCTTTTGGTCGTGGTGAAGATGACCGTGCAAAGAAAGTGATGACCGAACTATTTGAGCAAGGCTTAGACGCTGAGCAAAAAGAAAGCGTTCATCCAAGTACCTTAAAAGCTTTCGCAAGAGAGCAGATTGAAGGTGCTAATCAGGTGTTTGACCAAAAAGCTAGAGACTTGTTCTCTATCTATGAGGGCAAACGAACTAAAATTGTCAAATAACGAGGAACGAAAAAATGGCAAATAAGAAAGAAAGTAATGGCAATGGTACCTCCATTGTTTCAATGTTTGAACAAGTAGCTGAAACTGGTTTTGGTGAAGTTCAAGCCGAAGACCTCCGTACTCCGCGTATATCTATTATTCAGGCGTTGTCTCCACAAAGGAAGAAAGACAGCTCTGAGTATCAGCCAGACGCAGAGGAAGGAGATATATTTTTCTCAGGTACGAATACCGTGGTAAACGGTACTGAAGGACTTGGTTTTATACCAGTATGGTATGACAAAACCTTAGTCGAATGGAAGCTACGTGAGAAAGGTGGTGGTCTTGTGAATGTGCATGGCTCTAACTCTGACATCATCAACCGTTGTCAGCGTGATAGTCAAGGTAGACTGATTACTCCTTCGGGAGAAACTCAGATTACCACTACGGCTAATCACTATGGGTTTGCACTCATTGATGGCGTACCTACAAAGTGTGTAATTAATATGACTGGTTCGCAGTTAAAACACTCTAGGTACTTTAATACTTTGATACAAGGTACAAAGATTGAGGGTTCGAAAGGGTTATTTACCCCGCCTTCTTACTCTCACGTGTACAGCATCAAAACTCAACCTGAGTCTAATGACCGTGGGTCTTGGTATTCCTACGACATTTCTCAAGACAGACCGTTGAATGAAAAAGAAGCGGAACTGTTTAATGAGGCAAAAGACTTTGCGGAGTTTTGTGCAGGTGGCGGTATGAATTCGATTGGTGGTCCTTCGAGTTCTGCTGCGATAGAAGATAAATCTAGTAAGACTGAAGAAACCGGTCTTTACTAGTTAATCTGTGCGAGAGGTTTAGCCTATCTAAACTTCTCGCACCACTTTATCAAAGGAGTTATGGAACAAGCAGAAAAGCTACATCAAATATTTTTAGGATTAGAAAGAGCATACGGAATATATGAGATTACAGGGTCCAAAAATACAGCAAAGGGCGTTAAGAAAGACGGCAGAGGTAGAACTGTGCAAGAAGCTATGACAGTAGATTTGTGGCAACAACACTTAGAGGGTAATAAGTCCATTGGCGTTATACCTCTTAGAGATGATGAGAATTGTAAGTGGGGGTGTATAGATATAGATGAGTACCCCATAGATATTAAGAACATAATAAAACAAGTAGAAGAAATGAATTTACCATTGATACCTTGCTCGACTAAGTCAGGTGGTGTGCACTTGTTTCTATTTACTAAAGAACCCGTACCCGCAATAAAGATACAAAGCAAGTTAGAAGAGATAGCTGCAGCTATGGGTAGAACGGGAGATGAGATTTTTCCAAAACAGTATCAGTGGTCAGACCAACTACCGAAAGAAAGACAAACTGGTAATTGGTTGAACATGCCATACTTTGCAGGAGAAGATACAACTAGATATGGTTTAGATAAAGAAGCCAACTCTTTATCAGTAGATGAGTTTATAGAGGCAGTAGAAAAGAAATCTATTACAGAAAAAAAATTAGATGAGATAGTCCCAGTTAAAAAGTCTAGGAGAAAACTAATTGCAAAAGATACTGATGACATTTGGACCCAAGCACCACCTTGTTTAGTACACATGAAACTAAATGGTGTGCCTGAGGGTTGTCGTAACGTTGCTTTGTTTTCGTATGGTGTGTTCTTTAAAAAAGTGCATCCTGAGAGTGAAGAATGGAAGGACAAACTACACGAAACTAACAAGAAAGTGTGCTCTCGACCGCTCTCTCACAGTGAAATTACAGCATTAATACAGAGTTTAGAAACGTCAGATTACAAGTATCAATGCAGTCAACCACCACTTGTAGACTTCTGTCAGAGTGGTATTTGTGTCACAAGAAGGTTTGGTATTGATGCTTCTGAAAGAGACCCTGTGTTTGGTGGTCTGAGAAAGTATCTTACTGACCCACCACTATGGCATTTAGATATGGACGGGCAAACAATAGTATTAGAAACAAAACAATTACATAACTTTTCAATGTTCCAACAAAGATGTATGGAAGTATTAAATGTTTGTCCCCCTGATATGAAGAAGATTGATTGGGTAGCAAGACTAAATAATTTATTACAAGACGTACAAGAAGTAGATATGCCTTCTGATATGACTAAGAGTGGTCTAGTAGAAGAAGCTATATTAGATTTTTGTGTAAGTAGTGAGTCTACATCTAGATTAAACATATTATCTAACGGTGTGTTTAGAAACGAAATAGAGAATGAAAAAGATGAATGGTGGTTTAGAGGTAAAGATGTTGTTACCTACATACAAAACTACAAAGGCATGAAGAATGTAAAAGAAGCAGAAATTTTTGATGAACTTAAGAAAATGGGTGCAAACAATATGGTTAAGTGGATTGATAAGTCCATTGGTAATAAAAGTATTTGGTGTCTGAATGTTATTGAGATTGATAACTCTCATGTAACTGCAGATGATTTTAGAAAACAAGAAGAAACAAAGGAGTGGGAATGAACTGTTGGCATTGTGGTACACAACTTATTTGGGGTGGTGATTTTAATGGCGAAGACTACGGCGTAGAAGAAGAGTATTCAATGGTGACTAACTTGTCGTGCCCTAACTGTAAATCCTATGTTGAGGTTTATTATCCAAAAGAAAATGATGAATAGTACAAAGAAATTTTTTGGTCCTCCGGGTACAGGAAAGACCACTAAGCTACTTAATTTAGTAGAGAAACACTTGGAAGAAGGTGTGCAACCAGATAGAGTTGCATTTATTAGCTACTCAGTCAAAGCTGCAAACGAAGCTAAGACTAGAGCACAGATTAAATTAGGTTTAGGTATGGACGAAATGCCATACTTCTGCACCAGTCATGCTTTCTGTAAGAGAGCTATGAATATTGGGCGTGTTATGATTGGTGCAGACATAAAAGACTTTCTAGAAAAGTATAGTTTTACGCTAACTAAAAACTATCTGATGACCAGTAGAGGCTCTATTGCTTCACTACAAGACGACCCATACTTTAAGATTATCGAGAACGCAAAAATAAACTGTAGAACAGTTGAAGAAGAGCGATTACAAACTCCTTTAAATGAAAGAGATGGTGTAAACCCTACAATACTTATGGCAATCGCAGAGGCGTGGGAGATATTTAGAAAAGACACACTGCCAGAGATACATTCTTTTGCAGATATGATTGAAGTATTTATAGAGAAAGGTAAGACACCTCCGTTAGATGTATTAGTTGTAGATGAAGCACAAGATTTAGCAGAACTAAACTGGAGACTTGTAGAAAAGTTAGCTAGAGATATACCTACCATATACATTGCAGGAGATGATGACCAAGCCATTTACGAATGGAACGGAGCAAAACCAGAAAGGTTTGTAAGTTTCTCTGGCGAGTCCGTGGTCCTTGACCAATCGTTTCGAATTCCTAAGAAAGTACATACATTGGCAGAGAAAATATCTAAACGTATAAAGAATAGACAAGAAAAAGACTATGAACCTAGAGACAAAGAAGGCTTAGTAAAGAGAGTAGCACATACTGACATGTTGCCGATAGATAAAGGGCAGTGGCTGATATTAGCGTCATGTGACTACATGTTGCAGGACTCTTCTAAAGGTTACGGTATACGTCATGACTTAATAAAGAAAGGTATTCCATTCTCACACAACCATTACAGATACATACCTTTGAAGATGATTGCAGCAGTAGATGTATGGAACAAACTGACAAAAAGTACAGAAAGCGTGTTGACCATGTCAGAACTTGCAGACCTTTACAACTACCTAGGTAAGACAGAAATAAAAAGAGGATTTATAACTAAAGTAATAAATGACCCAAACAAAGCACAAAAAATAACCAGACAAGAAGCAATAGATAACTATGGACTAATGGAAGAGTGTTTAGAGAAAGAATGGAAAGATGTATTCACTAGGACAATAGACGTAGCTAGAAGGTCTTTTATAGAGAAAGCTATCGCTAACGGCGAAGACTTATACTCAGAGCCAAGAGTAGCAATATCTACCATACATCAAGCAAAAGGTGGAGAAGCAGAGAACGTTGCAGTGTTATTAGATTTATCTCCTGCACAGAAAAATCATTCTATGCTTCATCCTGACGGGCTACACAGACAATTTTATGTAGCCGTAACCAGAGCACTAGACAGTCTGTATTTAGTGCAATCTAGAAATGATAAGTATAGGTACAACATATGAGTACATTTAAACCAGCAACAGAATGGATAGCACCAGATGTGTTTCCAACAGAACTATTAGTAAATGCTAAACAGATAGCAATAGATACAGAAACCAGAGACCCTAACCTAACCAGTATTGGTCCGGGTTACATAAGAGGTGATGGAGAAGTCGTAGGTATATCTGTAGCTTGTGATGGTTTTGAAGGTTATTTTCCGTTTGGTCATGAAACAGGATTTAACTTTCCTAAAAACAAAGTCGTAGATTTTTTTAAGAAAGTCTGTGCTAGTGATAATACTAAAGTGTTTCACAATGCACCTTATGATATAGGTTGGCTTAGAACCTTAGGTATAGAGGTAAAAGGTAAGATTGTTGATACTATGATAGTTGCACCTTTGATAGATGAAAACCAGTTCTACTACTCGCTAAATGGTTTGGGCAGAGAGTATTTAAATGAAGGTAAGACAGAAGCAGAGCTAAATGCTGCTGCAGCAGAGTGGGGGTTAGACCCTAAAGCAGAGATGTGGCGTTTGCCCTCTGCATATGTAGGAACGTATGCAACACAAGATGCAGTATTGACACTAAAACTTTGGGACTACTTTAAGGTAGAACTAGAAAAACAAAACCTGTGGAACGTATTTGATTTAGAAATGGAACTGCTACCTATCATTATAGAAATGAAAAGAGTAGGTGTAAGAGTAGATTTAGAAAGAGCAGAGAAGATAAAGAAAGAACTAATTACAAAAGAAAAGAACTTAATTAAGTCTATACAAGACCAGTCTGGTGTAAAAGATTTACAGCTATGGGCGGCTCGTTCTTTGGCTCAAGTGTTTGATGCACTCAAGCTAAGTTATTTAAGAACACCTACAGGTCAGCCTAGCTTTACCAAAGCATTTCTAGAAAACCATACACACCCTGTAGCTAGTTTGATAAGAGAAGCTAGAGAACTAAACAAATCACACAGCACGTTTATAGACTCCATACTAAAACACCAACACAACGGCAGAATACATGCAGAGATTAGACAACTAAAAGGTGAGTCTGGTGGTACAGTCACTGGTCGGTTGTCCATGAGCAATCCAAACTTACAACAAGTACCTGCACGTAATAAAAACATAGGACCACTTATACGTTCTTTGTTTCTCCCGGAAGAAAATCATACGTGGTGTTCAGCAGACTTTAGTCAGCAAGAGCCAAGAATACTTACACACTATTCACACTTATCTAAGTATGACGGAGCATCTAGTATTGCGGAAGCATACCTAGAGGGCGACGCAGACTTTCATCAAGAGGTTGCTAACCTAGTGGATATTGATAGAAAGACAGCAAAAACTATTGGTCTTGGGATTATGTACGGTATGGGCAAAGGTAAATTAGCGGACCAACTTGCCGTTACAGTAGACGAAGCATCAGACATATTAAGTAAATTTAATACATACGCTCCTTTTGTTAGGGAGTTAGCAGATTCGGTTATGCGTAGTGCAAACCAAAAAGGATATATCAAAACTCTGTTAGGCAGACGTTGTCACTTTGATATGTGGGAACCTCTTAAGTATGGCATGGGCAGACCCATGAAATACAGAGAGGCAGTACACGAATACAACGGCGAAATAAAAAGAGCTTTTGTGTATAAAGCTTTGAATAAATTAATTCAAGGCTCAGCAGCAGACATGACTAAGAAAGCCATGATTGACTGCTATAATGGTGGGTATATGCCACTTCTACAGGTACATGATGAACTAGTATTTTCTGTACCTGATGAAGAAGCAGTACCTGAAATAAAAACCCTAATGGAAAACGCTGTACCTTTATCTATTCCAAATAAGGTAGACGTTGAATTAGGAAAAAACTGGGGCGACTCTATGCAGTCGTCCGATAACTAGGAGCCAATATGGATACTAATAGATGGAAAAGTGTTGCAATACGTAGAGATATTGTAGGTATTGCAGAAAAGATAGGCAAAATGACTGAACGTCCAACAAGCAATGTTATTGCATTTGCTGTGAAACGTTTAGAAGAAGACATAGAAAACGGTGTTGTGAAGGACGTAGTCAAGACATGAAACTACTGAAAGAATGCCCCTACCAATACGGTGAATTCAGCAGTGAAGACACCGCTAATGGTCGATTCTATGACTGTAATGGACAGAAGCTACCTTCTGTCACAACAGTATTGTCTGGAACTAAAGACGAAGATAAACAAAAAACCTTAGATAATTGGATAAAACGAGTAGGCGAAGAAGAAGCAAATAGAATAAGAAACGAAGCAGCAAGTAGAGGGTCGCACATGCACTATATATTAGAGAATATTATAGGGCATGGCGACGCTTGGCAGTATACGCCAACAACGGCGGAGGAAAAGATAGCTTTTAAAATGGCTAACACTATAAAACTAAA